CCCCCCCCCTCTCCAACACCGGATGAGCAAGACGCCATCCGAAATTACAACGCGCTTCTCGAGCGCCGTTCACGAAAGATGAAAATCCTATGAGACGCAGAAAACCCAATAGGGGAAAACCCCGTAACGTTCTGTTACGAAAACCAATAGGACCAAAGCGAACTAGGGGAAAACCCCGTAACGTTTCGTTACGCCCTGCAATTGATCCTCGAAGAGCTAGGCGGCGAGAGCTTGCTCTCTCTGCTACTATTCACCGCAGACAGCCCCCGAAACAGCTCCGAAGGTCAATAAATGCCCCGGTTCTTCCCCAGCGCCTGGTCCCCCTTCGCAAGGCCCGGATTATCACCCCCCGGCCCCCCTTTCTTTTTCCTACTGTCCATTCTTCTCCGCCTTCAAAGCCTAGGCGGACTACTCCCCCCCGGACAATTCCTACGACTCGTCGCGCATTACTTGATCCTCCTAAAACTCGCGACGCCCCCGCCACTAAAACTCGCGACACTCGACGCAAGGTTGATCGATGTCCGCGTTACGCTACTCGCCGCGCTGTCATGATTCAGCGTCAACTGGCCGGCGGTTCCTCTCCCGGCCCCTACAAACCTAGAACGGAGAAATGCTAATGCTTGAAGCAATCGGACCAATCCTTGGCGGAATTGCCTCTCTCGGCGGTCTCTTCACGGGTGGTGGCTCCAGAACCACCACTAGATCCTCATCGTTTGACCGCTACATGCAAGGCAATGCCTTGAAGGAACAACAACGCATCAACAATGAGGCCATGGCCCAATTCGATGTTAACTCCACACTCGCGCGTGATTACTACAATGCTCAAAATGCCCAATGGTCACGAAATTTCGACTGGAATCAGGCTACCTATGGCCGAAACTTCTACGAAAATCAGCGGCAATTCAATGAATCCCGCGACTTTGCAAAGCAAGCCTTCGATACCCAACAGCACCGCACCATCCAAAACAGGGTTGCGGACGCTAAAGCTGCTGGTCTTCATCCTCTATTTGCCCTGGGTGCTTCTGGCGGTGGCTCTCCTTCTATTTCTATGTCTGGCGCTCCTTCAGCAGGTGCCGCCGGCACAATCTCAGGCGGTCCGGCTGGATCCACCGCCCAAATGGGTAATTTCATCCCTGGTCAATCCGTCACCGGCTCCCACATGGACGATGCTGGTGCCCGTCTACGCTCCCTATTCGGCGTCGCAACAGCCTTTAGTACATATGCCGACCTTGAGCGTCAAAAACGTTTCGACAACGCTCAGATCGGCCAAATGGAAGCTCAGCGTGTAGCTGCTCTCGCTTCCGCTACCGCCGACTTCGCTCAATCTCAACGTACTGCTTCCTCGATCAAACGCGGCGGCGAGTCCGCCCGTGTCGGGCAGGACGTTCTTAAAACCGCTTCCCAAGGCACTAAGCGCGTCAATTCCTCTCTTTCGAGCTCTAGCAAAAAATCCTCCTTGGATCCTTTCGGGGCAACCGTTATCCAAGGCAACCGCACTCCTGCCGAAGAAGCCTCTGAATACTACGGCGATCCCGGAGAGTGGATTCAGGGCGGAGCTAACATTCTCGAAGACACGTCCAAAGGCATCTGGAGAAAGGTGAAAAAATATGTAAAAAAGTCCTATAAAAATACTGCTAAGTCCTACAGAAACTCATCCTCATGGTAAGGAGTAAATTATTATGCGCAGACGCCGCATGTCTCGTCGCTCGATTCGCAACAGTCGCCGCTACACTCGCCGTCCTCGCCGGGTGCGCCGTCGTCGTTCCTCTCGCCCAATCCGTATTGGATACCGACTCTAATGAAAAGATCGAAACACAACCTCTCGAACTACAAGCTGCTGACCGCCGACATGGGTCAGCTCGTACCGTGCGGCCTAGCCGAAGTCCTGCCCGGAGATACGTTCCAGCACCGAACGTCAATGCTGGTCCGTCTGTCTCCTCTGGCAGCTCCAGTAATGCATCCTGTGAGTGTTCGGCTTCATCACTTCTTCGTTCCAAACCGCCTGGTAAATGAAAATTGGGAAGACTTCATAACCGGTGGTCCTGACGGCAAAGACGCTTCCACCGTTCCCCAAATCGATTCCACTGGTGTTGCCCTGGATCTTCTGGACTATCTTGGTATTCCCCAGGTCGCCGGTATTTCGATCAATGCCATGCCCATTCGGGCCTACAACCTGATCTATAACGAGTGGTTCCGTGATCAGGATCTCCATGACGAGCGCGAGGCCGAGGATACGACCATCGCCCGGGTCGGATGGGAGAAGGACTACTTCACGGCGTCTAGGCCGTGGCCCCAGAAGGGCGACGAAGTTCTCATGCCTATTGGTGAGCGTGCGCCCGTCACCGGCTTTGCCAAGGAAAACGCCACCTTTGGACCGCAACCCGGTACATTCCGGGAAACAGACGGGAAGGATGTTACCTATGCACAGTCAACTGTTGTCGATGGTTCCTCGGGTAATGCCACCTACCACGTTGAGGAGGATCCCGACCACCCTGGGTATCCCAATGTCTGGGCCGACCTTGCAACCGCTACAGGAGTAAATGTCCGTGACGTTCGACTCGCCTTCGCTATCCAGCGATTCCAAGAAGCTCGTTCTAGATATGGCAGCCGTTATACGGAATATCTCCGCTATCTCGGAGTTAAAAGCTCAGACGCTCGCCTACAACGCCCTGAGTACTTGGGCGGCGGCCGTGTCCGAGTCTCTATCTCCGAAGTCCTGCAAACAGCCCCCGAAACCGGCGCCGAGCCTACTAACGGCCTTGGCGTGGGCGATATGTATGGACACGGAATTACCGCAATGCGTGGAAATAGATATCGACGCTTCTTTGAGGAACACGGATATGTTCTCTCGCTCATGTCTGTCAGACCGAAAGCCATCTACGAACAAGGAATAGATCGCACTTGGCTTCGCAAGGACAAGGAAGATTATTTCCAAAAGGAACTTCAATTCATCGGCCAGCAGGCCGTCCTGAACCAGGAAATATACGGGGCCGCTGGCGCTTCCACCGTATGGGGGTACCAGGATCGGTACGCAGACTATCGTCAGATCCCGTCTAAGGTGGCCGGAGAATTTCGCGATATCCTCAACTATTGGCATCTGGCCCGACAATTCCAGACGGCTCCTGCCCTCAATGCCTCGTTCATCGATTGCAATCCGTCTAAGCGGATCTTCAATGAGCAAACTCAACACTCCCTCTGGATTATGGCTCAGCACAAGCTAATGGCCCGGAGGCTGGTCAGCAGGAACGCTTCCGGGAGAATCATCTAATGTCGCAATTTTTCTTGCGCCGCTGGATCTGGAATCGTGATAGGGGATTCGAGACCCCTGATCCAACCCCACATTCTGCTCTTGTCGAAGAGCAGGAACCTTTAGGCATCCGCGAGGAGCTCCAGCGCTTCGTCCGTATGTCTCTCTCCCGGCAGGCCGAGCAAAACGGCCATGGGTCTTTTGAAGATGAAGATGACTTCGAACCCGATGAGGATCAAATCGATATGCTCACGCCGTACGAGGCCGTCGGGATGTACGACGAACTCGGACCCTTGGCGGAAACGCTTGATGGAAAAGATCCGCCGAAACAACCGGAGGAAACTGTGCAAAACCCGGACACGGACGAAACCGGAAAACCAGCGGTAGAATCCGCTTGACAAAAATGCCACGGACGGCATCCCCCAGCTAGAGTATGTAACTTGATACATACTAGTAATACTGACACCTCTGCACTTTTCATGGCTTGTAGCGAACCTCGCTCCCTTCCGTCAGGCCCGACAGTGGGCTGCGGAACCTGTACAGGATGCCGCCGTACGCGGCAAAAAACTTGGACGGGACGTATCCTTCTTGAGTGGAAATACTTTAAAAAAATCGCTGTCTTCGTCACTCTTACCTACGCGCCCGAGCACGTCCCGATGACGCCCCAAGGCGCGCGCACTCTTCAAAAAACAGACGCACAGAAATTTATTAAGCGTCTTCGAAAACGCCTGTATGGCTCCCAGGAGGGCTTCCTCCGGTACTTCCTCTGTGGCGAGTATGGCGAGCACACTTGGCGACCCCATTACCACGCGATTCTCTACGGCTTAACCCTCGATCAGGAGGCCGATATCCATGGCGCTTGGGGTCTTGGCCATACCAAAATTGACGAAGTCTCTCCAGCCCGCGCTATGTACTGCTCGTCCTACGTGACCAAAGGCATGACGAAAAAAGACGAGGACGTCTTAGGCGACCGTGAGCCGGAGTTCGCTCTCTCTTCACGTAACCCCGCCCTGGGAGACCGTTATCTGCAAAACTTCGCTAAAACACTTGATCTCCACTGGGAGTACATCGAACGCGAGGGAGACATTCCCCGCTTCTTCTACATGGACGGTCGTTTCTGGCCGTTTACCTATCGTCACGCTCAAATGGTTCGTGAGCTCGTGGGCGTTCCGCTGGCCGCTGCCGATCGCCCCCGCTATTACACGCCCCCCCCCTCTCCAACACCGGATGAGCAAGACGCCATCCGAAATTACAACGCGCTTCTCGAGCGCCGTTCACGAAAGATGAAAATCCTATGAGACGCA